TTTTTCTTTGAGAGATATGATATAAATCCTTTAGTTGGTTTACAAGTTTGTTTAACACCTAAAAAATTTACCGATAGTTCTGATGATGATATTAATTTGTTAATTAATGAAGTTTATGGAAAAATTTTATGTCCTACAACAATCGAACCAACACCAGGAGGATTGTTACATAAAACTGTTAAAATGGATATGGTCACACATGCTGGATTTTGTGGTGCTCCGTATATTGTATTTGACAAAACATATGGCCAAAAAATTTTAGGAATACATATTGCTGGATCTGGAGTTAGTTCAGTTGTAGCGGCAGGTCATTGTGCAAGAATATCGCCAGAGATGATAGAAGCTTTTAAAAAAGACCAGTCGAGATATATTTGTCAACAAGAATCTGAATCCGTAGTACAAGAATCTGGTGTATTTATCAATTATGCTTCCAAATTTGTTAAATGTGGTAGAATTCCTCCCCAATTTTATCAAATGCCATGTGGTATGGGAACTAGTCTCGTACATAATAGCACTATGAATTTACCTTGGCCTTCTTCAATGGGACCAGCGGATGATTCTTTAGAAGCTTTAAAAATTGCCACATCAAAGAGTGAAGGCCCGAGTACTTGTTTAGTACCATTATCTATGCGCGAATTAGTAATACAAGACGTGTATGAATATTGGGAAAAGAAAAATAGTATGTTTGTAGGACCTTTGCAAAGAAGAATTTGGAGTTTAGATGAAGCTTTAAATGGTGTGAAAGATGTTAATACTGGCAGATATTTACCATTTGCCGATCGAATGAACCCTTATACATCTCCTGGGTATATTTATCGATCAATTAAAACCGGTAAAGGTAAAGGTGATTTAATTTTAGCAGTTGAAAATTCTAATGCTCATACTTTGCATCCTCATGTTGTTGAAAATGTGAGAATATACGAAAACAATGCAAAGAAAAATATAGCTTCGTTACATTATTGGGTTGATACATTAAAAGATGAAAAACGATCTCATCAAAAAATAAAAGAAAAATCAACTCGAGTTTTTTCTTTAGGAATGTTTCATTTAAATTTATTATTGCGAAAATATTTTGGAGCTTTCACATGTCATGTGCAAGCTAATAATGCTACCAGTGAAATTAGTATTGGAATAAATATGTTATCTGAAGAAATTACTGATTTATTTTGGAAAGTTCATACTGGTTCACGACGAAAAATTGTTGCATCTGATGTTGAAAAATGGGATAAAAATGTACCGTTCCATCCTTTTTTTGATTTTTGTGAAGTTGCAAATAGGTGGTATAATGACGGTCCAGAAAATGCCTTATTTCGTCATATTTTAATAACAACAATGCTTTGTTCTCAT